CATAACACGCCATAATAGCTTTCATAGCTCTTGCAGTACCTTTATGTTTTAATAGATATGGTAAGTTATTTAATATTCTTCTCCAAACTTCATTGTTAGCATCTGCTAATGGCATGCTATATTTTTGGAAACCATCTTTATTAGTACCAAACGCATACTCCCATATTAATTCAGAATTAAATGCTCTTTTTGTATTCCAACCAAATGATTCTAATAAAGAATGAACCAAATCATTTGAAAATCCATTTACTTGCTTATGCTCTAATACTTTAGTCTTTGATAAATTGTTTATATAAACCCAAAGAATATCAAAGTGTTGGCCAATCATATCCAAAAATACTAAAAAATCATTATTGTTATAATCTTCTGTTATAAATTCAGGTATATTATTAACTAAATAATTTGGATTATATTTGTCATATTCTGATGATACATCTACTAAAGAATTATACCATGCAGTTACTTCAGAATGAGTTGTTGCTCTTAATTTATAATATGGTAATCCAGTTATAGGATTAGCTTCAGCTGTTTTTGGATATGCTAAATCATTTGTAGATGAATATAAAAATCTCTCAAACCCATCGAATCCTTTTAGTAAAGAATTTATAGTATCTAATACCTTTTTAGCTTCACCAGCTTGCGATACTCCAGAAAATTGTGCAATTTCCCATTGAATATCAAATAACCCATCTTCGGTAATTGTTTGGAAACCATCTTGTGTTAATAATCCACCATCAAATGCCCCATACGGTGGGATGAACGTTGGAGATATTAAACCTTCGTATCTTGCTTTATAAGTTTCTATTAATTGTACTTTATAAAAGAAATTGTTTACTCTTTCTTCGGCTGAACTAAAATTGGTAAAGTTTGAAAACGTATAATTGGACCCGCTTACATATTGTATATTTAATTTAGTAGTATCTATTCCAGAGCTTTCTAAAAATCTAGTTACTAAATCATTTGATGTTGTAGAACCACTTGCTATTAAATCATCATAAACTTGATAAGCAATTCCAGTACTTTGTTCTAATGTGAAATTAGGTCCCTTTAATGGATTACAATATATTTCATCAACACCATTTATAGTTATCGTTTCAACTATTGGTTGTGATTGCAATTTAGAAATCCAAACTTGTTGATTTGTTTGTATTGATGTAGGTAATGGTTCGTATAATTTTAATATTAAGGAATTTTCACTACCAACCCAAGTTGTAATTACTTTAGTATCACCATTTCCAATATGTAATAAATGAGTTAAATATTTTGATGTTTCGTTTTCAAAAATTCTAGAATCAAATTGAGAAATAAATCCATCAGCAATTCTACTAATAGCAACATCCCTAGGAATAGTTAAATCACCCTTATCAAAACTGATATTAATAAATTCTTCTTTACCAACTACAACTTGATATCCACTCTCATTATAAGGTACTAATTTTAAGGTAAGATTTATTAAATCCTGCGTTTCAGAAATTTGAGTACCATCTAATTTTAATAATTCTCCAAAATTTAAATTTACCAATCCCGCGGCAGTTGCTCTAATGAATCTATCGCTACCAACTTTATATATTCTTACATAATCCGTATTTACAGATTCATAACTTATTACAAAATTTACATCAGTTCCAACAAAATCAGGTCCTTTTAATAAAGATGGATATTTTATATTTCTAATATCAGGAACACCAACATATTGTTCGCTATTAACATTTATTGTTAATTCAAGCTTATCACCATCACCATCTATATCGGAAGGTACTAATATTAATTTATAGTTTCCAATTGTAGAAAATGCTTTAGCAGGTATAATAATTACTGCGCTTTTTGATGAATCTGAACTTCTTCTTTCAAATAGAGATGTTGATGTATCTAAATTTGAGAAAACAAATGTTTGATTATTTATATAAGCAGTAATCTTTGATGTATTAGTACTCTTAGATAATCCTATTGGATAATCTGCTTTTGAATTTAAATTGTATTTTCTATTTGGTTCAGAATTATTTAATGCTAATGTTGGTTTAGTTACTATTTTTGTTACAAATATTTCAGAAAGAATACTAATATTATAATTTGCATTATTTAAATCAAATGTAACTGATACACTTTCTTCGTTTGTTTTTGCATCTACATTTTTTGGCTTATATGTATCAGATTCTACATTTATAGTTTTAACTCTATAATTTTTTAAATCAGCTGATTGTATAACTGCTTTACTTCCTTCTGGTATTGCTATTTTGTTATTTCCACTTTTTAATACTATTTTTTCTCCAGCAGTTAATATACCTTCGGAATTTTCTATATTTGGTATTACAATAACAGAGCCATCAGGACCATTTAAATTAATTGTAGTAAATTTTAATATTGGTTCGTCTGGTATTATTTGATTTTCTAACTTAAATAAAATAGTATTTGAATATTGCCCATCACTGAAAGTTACATATGGTTGTTCAAAATCGTTTATATAATGCTTTATATTTATAGTATATAGTGATTCCTCTGAATATTCTAAACTATCTTTTGGTACATTTGGTAAACTAGTAAAAATATTTTGGGCATCCATTCCACTATTGTTTCCCAATACCTGAGCTGCTGAATTATAATTTGGATTTTTATTATAATTTGGATTTGTTACTAATGATACTATATATTTTTCATTTGAAACATATCCATCTTTTTTTAATTTAATTTCAGTATCTCCTTTTAATAATAAATTACCAGTTGATATTGTAATTCTATTATTTGTTTTTTTAGATATAGATTCACCATTTACAATAATATCCGCATCTTTTACATTTGAATTTACATTTATAATGTATGATTGATTCGATAATACAGTATTTGGTGTGTTTGTTAATATTACATTTCCACTACCAGCAGACGTTATACTACCGCCACCACCTCCGGTTACAACTTCTTCATCAATTATTATATCTTCGACTGCTCTCATTTTTTTATTTTTGTGCTTTACCTTGCCCACGATCGGCTGTAACTCTGCCATCATTACCATCATACCCATCTTCAACAAAACCGCCGCCTCCACTACCACTTCCGCCACCACTTCCACCACCACCTGCAGGTGGTATGTAATCTGGCTCATCATCAGGTGTTATTATTTTAATATCTATTGGGTCTTCTGGTAATTCAATTTTAATTTGCTTTTCCAATTCCAATTCAATATCTGTCTGTTTTAATTGTTTAGATACTCCCTCATTTATAACAGGAGATGAAGTATCTATTATTGTATTTGATTCTAGTGATTGCATTACTTTCCCAACTTCATCCATAGATTCATTTATACCAGAATCAAATGTTGTTGTTGTTTTAATATCTTGCTTTGTTAAGTAATATTCTATTGTACTAACTAAAATCTTTTTAGAAATTTCTATAATTTCATTTTTTGATAATTCAATTTTTGTTTTTCTGTTGATTGGTTTACCATAATTTATATTTTTTAAATCTGATATTCTGTTTGTAAATTCATATATCGAAGCTTCTAAAAATTTATTATGTATTGTTGTTATAAATGTATCAAAGTCCTTTATTTTAAATTCACCAATCATTTTATTCAACCACTTTTCAGAATATTTTCTTTTCATAAATGAACTTATAGTAGTTGGTGTAATTGCTTCTACAAAATTAAAAGAAGAATTTATAGTATCATCTCTAAATTCACCACCTTTTGTAAATAAAGAAAATCTATCTTCCAAATCTTTATTTATATTGTTTGCATCTCTTATAGGAAATAATCTAACTTCAGTTCTAGATGGTGATATTTCAGATATCCAAAGTTTATCATTATTTAATTCACTACCAACTCTTTTATTAATAAGAGTTATTTGTGTTTTAAAATTACCATTATTATATCCAGCTTCTCTTAAAAGTCTTTCAACATCTATAAAATATTCATTTGGTAATTGATACTTTTGAAATATAGTACCTTCTGCTATTAAAAAATAATCTTTAATATTATCAGTTGTCAATGGTATATATCTAACCAAATTACCATCTTTTTGTGGAAGTTGATTATCGTTTATATCATATATAATAAATTCAATAGAATCGTTTTGTCCCAATCCAAAAAATGACTGAATATCTCCATTTTCAAATACCTTTCTATCATTTGAATTAATACGATATCCTTTGTTATCTAATATTTCTTTGAATGTTTTTATTGCCATAATCGTAATCTATTAATATTTGTATATATGTACAGTAAAATCTTTATTTTCGGTTTTAGTACCATCGGATACTATTATACTAAATGTAAAATCATATTCTGATGGTTTTGAACGAGAAAATAAACCAGCACCATAAGAACCTCTCAATCCTTTAAAATATGCAGTTGGTACTTTTAAATCAAATCTTTTAGTATCACCTGCTTTTATTCTAACAGGTAATGCGAATCCAAAATCCCAAATAGATTGATTAACACCTCCTGTGAATTTAATATCAACAGTTATTTCTTTTTTTCCAGTTAAACCAGATGATGCTATTACTTCAAAATATGTTCTAAATGTATTTGAATATTGATTACCAGGAGCTCCAAATCCATTTGGTGGGGCCCCAGCACCATTATAATCCATACCAATCATCTTTGCAGTGGTTGCTTGTGTTGGGTCTCCTTTATCAAATAATATACTTGCTAATTGGCCTGTTGAAACTGCCCCTGCTGCCAACGCCTGCTCTTTTGCCGATGCTGCTATTCTTAACGCACTTAACTCTTGTTGTAATGATTGATTCCTAGCAAATAAAGATACTCTTTGAATTGCTTCAGAAGTACCTTTTTGTATTGCGTTTTGTAAATCGGTTATTGTACTTGATATTTTTGTTGTTAGTTGTCCAGTTTGGTTTTGTGAAGCTGCTAAATTTAAATCTTTTAAATCCAGTTGTACTTTTAAACTTTCCGAAACTATTTCTACATCTTGTACTTTTGCCCTTAAATCCAAAACTGTCCTATTTAAAACAACGACTTGTGCAGTTAAATCAATTACTGATTGAGTTGGTTCATTATATATTGGCCTAGGTACTCTATCATCAATTGGTGGTGGTTCTGGTGGTAATAACTCAAAAATTCTAGTATCAATAGATTTAATTAATTCTACTTCATTATATTTTGGTTTTAATAATTTTCCAGAAATAACACCATCTTCATTATTAGTTTGTTCAAAAGTATGGACACCAAAAGGATTTTTAGTTGTGATTGCCATTGACCCACTAACCAAAAGTTCACTTATTAATTGCTCATTTTGTAATCCAGTTTTTGCCATATTAATTTTTTACTAAACTAAAAGTTGTATCATTATCAAAGTATTCAACACTTCCGTTATTATCTACTTTAAATTCTATTTTATAAACTCTGTTAGCTTCCCAATTTGAAAAATTAACTTTTATGTAATTTCCATTAGAGTCACAACTAATTTTAGAATAATCACTAAATGGAATTATAATATCATTAGATGCGTAATCTCTTATTTGATAATATGTTGTAGCTGGTAAATATTTTGAAGTTGAATATTGAAATGTATCTGAAAATGTTTTTAATGGATATAACTCTCTACCAAATACTTGTATCTTTACAATACTACCTACCTTATATTCTTTTTTCAAATTAGTCACACCAACTTTAATATCATTTGCACTTAATGCAGTTAATGAGCCAGTAGAAAATACAGAATCATCCCACCCTATTCTTATTTTTGGTTGATATATAGTATGTGTTTCTTTACTGAAGAATTTTAATATACCATAATCTGCTGTATCACTTTCATTTGCTGTTGAGTATTTTAAAATAATTCCATCATTTATTACAGACCCACTTATGAAAGCTCTTAGCATTGATATTACATTCATATTAATATCCGCCGTTTGATAACTAAATGTTTGAGATGCTCCATAGTTTGTGTACCAAGTACCACCAACACCATTATTAGTACTTGCTGTTGTCCCTATTTGAAAGTTATTTTCAAGCCATTCCAAAGAAGAATCCCCTTCTCTATAATTCCAAGTTACACCTTGAGTTGATATATTATCAAATCTAGTACCAGTACCCATTTCCCAACTTCCAGAAATTGGATTTGCAAATATAGTATAATCTAATGGAATTTCTTCACTTTTAGTTTCTCTTAGTATCAATTCTGCAGAACTCATTGAAATGCTATTATTAGAAATTGATGCAGATACATATCCTAAATCAAATTTAAGTAAAGTATGAGATACATCTTTAATGTTTCCATAATACACTTTACTTATTTCCAATATTTCATCCAAACCAGTATTCTGATTTGGTTGTTGTAAATAAATCGATGCATCTTTTGATGCTGTTAAAAAATAGTATGCCATTATTTTACTCTGCCTTTTATATCTGCATCAGGAAACTTAATTTCAAAAACCGAAGGGTCTAACGATGGATATACAATCTTATCTTTAGTTGCCGCTTCTATATTATATGAATTTGAAGAATATTTACCAGAACACTTATTTGTTATTTTAACCATAGGAACTGATGAAACTCCTTCAACATTTGCTATTAGTAATTCAATTTCACTTAAATTAATTGTTTGATTAAATGACCAATTATCAATAGTAAAATAATCTTTTAACTGAACTATACAGTTTGTTAATACTTCACTCTTATTGTAATTTCCAAAAACAACTATTTCAAAATCAACACCAATATTAATAACAAATCCATCATTAATATTAATACCATCGGTTAATAATCTATATTCATTTAAATATGTTTTAAGATTTTCTTTAACTGCTCTATTAAGATTAGTAAGATTACCATTAACATCGTATCCCAACAAATATAAATTAATTGCAAATGGATTATTTTTTTCGTTTTCATTTGCAGTTTTACCAATTAAAAATTTAGTAATATCTGCCTTTATACTTCCTTCTGTTGGTTCTTGGGAATCTGGCTTATTAACAAAGCTCATAACCAAATCAGTAAATTCTTGCAAATGATTTGGAGATGCTAATATAGATGCGGGTGAATTATTATCCAATGTACCATCTGCTACAGCGTATGCTTTTGCGATTCCACCATATTTTGAAGGTAATGATAATACTCTAATTTGATAATCTTTTGCAGTTACTGCTCTATTTTGTGCACCAAAGTTTGCTAATGCATTTTGTCTAATTTCTTCTAATGTTTCACCATCTCTACCACCAGTGGCTGGAATTTCATTATCAACAGCTACAGAGTTTTTTATAGTATTATATGTGATTCTATCTGCGTTATTAAATGCGGAGGTGTCATCATCAAATTCAATTCCAGATATTTTTGTTAATTGCCCTTGCGATACATTCGATGCAACTCCACCACCAACGTAATATTTTACAGTTATTGTTGTATTTGATGGTGATGTACCATATGTTTTTGTTTTTAAGAAGTTTGTTGGGTCGAATGATTCTTCTAATCTACTAATTGAGTTAGGTAATCCCAAACCGACATTTTTAAGATTTGGAATTAATTGCTCATCACTAGCAGTTGGGTCACCTGCACCAAACTGGATAGTTGTTGTACTATCTTGATTTATTTTTGTAGTAAACCTCTTTGCAGTTTTAATTGTTTTTAAAATATATGGTACAGTTGATTTGAATTGATATAATTCTTGGTCATTTGCTTCTGTATTTGGGTAATCAACAAATACCATTTCTTGTGCCAAATAAGGTACTTCATAATATTTGTTACCATTAGAATCCCTAACATCATATATAGAAATTATATTAGTATCTTCCAAATCAATTTTTCGAAAAGATTCATAATCACCAAATAATTCTTGTTTTTCTTTTACAACTGCTGAAATTACTTGTACATATTTTTTAGCTAAATAAAATACAGGTTCTCCGGTATTTGCATCTCTTTCATATACAGTTATTTCTCTATCAACCGAATCTTCGAAATCAACAAGATTTGTTGTTCTGAATTCTATACCATTAGGCGATTGTACGGCCATTCCTTCTTTTATTCTTAAATAAAATTTTGAATCAGGTCTATTATTAAATCCACTTCCTATTGATGGAACTAATTGATATACAGATAATGTAGATATTGCTGGCGATGTTACTTTTGGTTTGTATCCTAAAAATTGTGCCAATGCCAACATACTCTGCTCATCCTCTGCATATGGCATTAATGATTCTTTTAAAGTATCATCAATATAGTATCCCAAAACATCACCAACATAAGATGCCATTTCAATAAACATCATACCAGGTGAAGTTTCATTAAAATCAGAATATGTTTTTGGAAAATATGTTTTAGCAAACTCAATTAAGTTAGCTCTAAAGCTTGAAAAATCTTTATTAAGATATTTGATATCTTTACCTTTATTTTTAAAATTTTTATTTATTGTGTTTATTGCCATTTTAATTATGCTTGAACGTTAAATGATAGAGTTTCTAAATTAACATTATTTTCTATTCTAAATCTCAAAGAAACATTTACTTGATTAGTATCTCTTAATTCATTGGATTGCTCTATTGATATATCTTCAATTGTTACAAATGGTAACCAAGTTTCCATAGAGCTATTTATTGTATTTTCTATTTTTTCTGCCAAGTCATCATCATTAGGTTCAAATAATAATTCTTGCAATCCGCTTCCTAAATTTGGTTGCATTATCCTTTCATACTTTTTTGTAAGTAGTAAATTTTTTATATTTGATTTTGTTTGCTCAATTGTTGTAAATGATTGATTAAACGCAGTGTTACCAATTTGTATAGGCAGTGTTATACCAATAGCATAATCATTATACTGTTTGGTGTCTTTTACTAACTTCTGTCCTAATACAATTGCCATTATTTCTTTTTAAATCGTTTTACTAATTCTGAATAATCTCTATTCAATGCTTTATCTAATTCAGGCACTCCAGTCTGAACACCCAGTCCAGTTGGAGAAGGTCCTTTTGCTAAATCACCATAACCCATTTTATCTGCAATTGCAGTTCTACCTACAATTGAACCCATATCACCTTGTCCAAAATTCATTGTTCTAAATCCACCATCACCTTGTGGTATTCCACCTCTGGTTTCGTTTAGGATTTGGTTAATCATTGGATTTTTACTAAATTGCTTTTGAGGTACTACTTTTGGTGCTACCGATTCCGTAATAGGTTCATCACCCAATATAGCCTTAGCCATTGAAATACCCTTTGATTGTGGTTTTTGTGCTACTTTTGTTTCAGATAGCATTTTTTTCATTTCAGCCTTCACACCTTCCTTAATTAAAGCAGGTAATTGCTCTTTAAGCT